TTATTTCTTGCGTTTGTTCATCTGTTTGGCTTCCCAGAACAGTCCGGTCAGCACGTCCTTGATGCGCTGCTTGTCCTCTTCATTCAGAGGGACGCCATCAAACATCAGCTCTCCGTCATCCTCAAGCATTTTCTTAAAATCCCGTTTATCCCTGGAGGTTGCCCAAGCGGGAGCCGATATTTCATCTTGATGTGCGGCATCCGTCGGCAGATAGCCTGCTTTATTCATTAGCTCTTCGTAGGGGATTTCAAGTGCATCGGCAATCTTGCGCAAGGTTTGCGGCTTGGGTATGCCCCGCAGCCCGTTCTCGATACGGGAGATCTGTGATCCGCTGATGTCAGCGGCGTGTGCCAGCTGATTGATGCTCCAGCCTTTGTCCTCCCTGATCTCTTTCAAGTATGTTCCAAATATGTGATCCACGTTCCGGCCACTCCTCACCATAGTCCATCTGAGACATCTACCCCTAGTATAAACACATTCACAATCTTTGCCAACAGGTAAAATAAAAGAGAGGATTATTGCCAAAAGGCAAGAAAACGAGAGTTATGATCCCTATTTTCGTGAAAAGTTCACCCTTTTGATGGTTTACGTCTCTCTCCAAATAGTGGTATATTAATGAAAAAATACGAACAATATACGAACGTAAGAATGAGACCACCTTCTGCCAAATGGCAAATTAAACTTTGAAAATGACATTCAAAAGGGAGTGTTTTAAAATGAATCCATTTTTACCGGAATTAGATCGCAGAAAAACCCAGCATGCCGTTGAGGCGATATTCGAGAAATATCGTATCTATAAAACCATTACATTCGAAGTAAGAGAGGTAAGCGTCACCGCTTCCTACACGGAACGGTTCCATGGGCCAACCAACGTAACCTCGGATCAAACGGCGAAGGTCGCTATATATAATGTAGATGTTCCAGCGGCGAGGAAGCAGTATTGCGAGACCATCGAATCGATTGTGGAACGGCTTGGCGAGCGGGAACAGCTCCTGATCCGGGAACGGTATATGAAGCATGACGACGTATTTGATTACAAGGTGTACAACCATATCCTCGAACCGCCGGTCAGCAAGGATACGTATACGAAGATCCGCACCCGGGCGTTCTATAAACTGGCCTTGGCCTTGGCGGACAGGGGATTGCTGAAACTGAACGAGTTGGAAAAAGCCATGAAAAGCACACGGAGCTGAGCTGATACATGTCCAGCTAGAACAGCATATGGAAGTTTAAAGCTGGTACATGCCCAGCTAGAAAAGCACATGGAAGTTTGAGCTGATACACGCTCAGCTAATGGATCCAGGCAAACGATAACCGGAGACCTCTAATAGGCGCTTCGGTTTTTTTGTTTCAAGATGTGTGCAGTTTACCATGATGTTAGAACTCAAAGGAGGTTGTGGATTATACAATAAATACGAACAAACGTTCTTACTTTTTTCCGCCGACAATCCACTTTAAGTTCCGCTTTAACCGTCCAACGATACGTCAGCGTATCCGATTTAGGGGTGTAAGATTGTATTATCGGGAATGAAGCAAAAGAGCATACCGAACACGCATCGTGTAGATGTAGGCCGGCCTTGTAGAGGACCGGTTTTTTGCTTTCGGATGAGTTTCGATTGCTTCATTTTCGATCCCTATATGAACAGAAAGGAGGGGCCGTGTTGCACAATGTGATCGTAGTGACAAGCTGCCTGTCCGATGAACGAGCGGAAGCCGTCCGGCAATCTGCGGAATGAGAGGGGCGGTCAGGCAGGCCGTTGTAGGCATCATTCCGGAGCTTGAAGGCCGCGTGTATGATGTATACCCTCCGGATGGGGCCGTTGAGCCTCTTTTTGCGGCCATCACGCTCGGTGAGGACGTATGGAAATCCTCATGGGCGGGGTACCGGCAGGTGGTTCGCTTGAAGCTGTATGCGAATCCTACCGAATTGCTGCAGCTGGATCGCTGGGCGAATCAATTAATTCCGGGACTTCACCGCAAGCGGGTTACCGGAGCAGATGGGAACAGCTTCAAGCTGCATTATTTGGGTGTGCCGGAAGCCGACAAGTTCGATCCATCCACAGGCAAAATGATCCGAATCATGCGATTCGGTGTCTATGTGCCGGAGCTTTCAGGAGCCGGTTTCACCGGACAGCCTGACGAATGGCTGAGTGCGCTGGCAGCCTGGACGGGAGATGTGCTGGGCAATTCCTGGAGCATCTACCACACGGCATGGCCGGCAGGGCGGGACGATTGCGCCATGTTATGGCGGATGACGGGTTGTGAGACCCGAATGGCGGGTGCTTCGATGGTTGAGGTCCGCAAAACCTTCACCGGGCACATCGCCGCTCTGGATTCCGGAAGCGAGCAACTCACCACTGTAAGGCTTGTGGAGGAGCTGGGCACCCAGGTTCAGCTGCTGCTGGATTCACAGAACCGCCGCTATGCATCGGTGGTTGAGATTGCGAGCGATATGCAAGCCGATCCCATTCTCGACGGACAGCTGAAGCTGACCCTGGCGCAGCGGAAGCTGCGTTCACCGGAAGAAGCAGCCTTGATCAGGCGCGTTAACATTCAACCTATTTTAAAGTGAGGTGGCCACAATGGCTGTGAAAAAAACAAACAAGGCGGAAGCCCAGAGCAGCAGCGCTCCGCGATATGCACTTGCAGAGCTTAAAGCACACGCCAAGGAATTGTTCGAGGTTCGGACGGAAGTGCTCGCAGGCGCCATGTATGGAATTGACGGAGCGTTGTTCACGGTAGCCGAGGTCAAAGAAAAAATCCAACAATTTATGAAAGCGAAGGTGGTCTAATCATGGCGGGTGGAACATGGGAAAGTACAAATAAACCGGTATTGCCGGGGTTGTATATGAATTTCAAGGCGGCGGCCGCTTCGGCGATCCAGGGCGGAGCCCGAGGTACGGTCGTTGTGCCGGTCAAGGCCAATTGGGGACCGGTGCGCGAATTCGTAGAAATCGGAAGCGAGTCTGCGATTGCCGACCTGTATTCTGTGGATAACCAGGACGGGGCAACGGCCTACGAGACGCTTTACCTGGCCTTGCTCGGCGGTCCGAAGAAGCTGCTGGCTTATCGCCTGGCAGATAACACAGCAGCCGCGGCAACTGTTACGCTTCAAAATGCGGAGGCCACGCCATCCGATGTGCTGAAGCTCACGGCTAAATACCCGGGCAGCCGGGGCAACGGCTTCTCGGTCAGCGTTCAGCCGTCGCTGATTGATCCGGCAGCCCGGGAACTTCGCCTCTATGAAGGCGCCAAGCTGCTGGGTTCTTACACAAGTGAAGACGGTTCAGCCGCTTCGATTGCGGCTCAGATCAATGCGGATGACGCGAATCTCTGGGTAACGGCTGCAGCGCTGGATGCTGCCGGTATTCCCGCCGATGTGAGCGGTGCCATGCTGTCCGGAGGCAAGAGCGGCAACGGCAGCCTGACCAACGCGGATTACATCGAGATGCAGGATGCGGTCGAAGGTCAGGAGTTCAACGTGCTGGCACTGGATTATGCGGCCGATATGGCTCTGCTGCAAAGCTTTGCCGCTTGGGTGAAGCGCCTCCGCCAAGAGGGACGCGGCGTGCTGGCGGTGTTCGGAGGGAGCGCTGCGGACGACACCTCCAAGGATGCAGCAAAACTGGCGGCAGATCGTTCGCTTGCATTGAACCACGAAGGGATTATCAATGTCGGTTCGGGCGTGCGTCTGTCCGGCGTGAACTACAGTTCCGCCCAAACCGCTGCTTATGTAGCCGGGCTCATTGCCGGCCAACGCTTGAATCAATCCGCTACATACGCGGTAACGCCTTTTGAGGATGTGACCCGGCGCTGGACACGCTCCGAGCAGGAGCTGGCCGTACGCAGCGGTGTGTTCGTGCTCTTCTATGACGGACGCCAGGTAAAGGCGCTGCGCGGAATCAACACACTGGTGAGTCCGGCAGAAGTTCAAAACAATGCCTGGAAAAAAATCCGTTCGATCCGCGTCATGGATGCGATCCATGCGGATTTGCAGCTGGCTGCCGAACAAACCTACATCGGCAAGGTAAACAACACGGAGGAAGGCCGACTCGCATTGATTGGCGCCGTGAAGGAATATCTCGCTTCGTTGTCGCTCAGCAATGTCATTGAGCCTGATGGCTATGACGTCATTCTCGATCCGTCCTATTATGGCGATTCCGTCGTGAACACGCCGGAACCCGATCAGGTCTTCCTGCAGTGGAACGTGAAGCTGACCGACGTGATGGAGCAGCTGTTTGGAACATTCTACGTGCAATAAATGGGACGCCCGATCAGCGTATTTATGATACCACGAACTGCCCGAAGAGGGCTTTGTTTGATTAAAACCTAACCATTCGAGGAGGAACTTAACATGTTGGATGCTTCAAGAGTCATTATGGGGACATACGGCCAGGCGTATATTGACGGGGTATGGCAGACGCATATTAACAAGCTGGAAGCCAGCGTGGAATTGGAGAAGCGCGAGCTGAAGCTGGTCGGCAACGACTGGACGGTGCACAAGAACGGCAGCAAAAAAGGGACAGGCACGATGACCGGCTACAAGGTCACCTCCGATATGATCTCCCGCGGCTTCACCAAATTCGATATCATCTCCAAGCTGGATGATCCCGAATCCTACGGTCATGAGCGCGTTCGCCTGATCCGCTGCATGCCGGACAAAATCCAGCTGGCCAACTGGACAGCGGGTGAGGAAGTGCAGGAAGAAACTTCCTTCACCTTCGAGGGGTATGAGCTGCTGGATCCGATTCAGGGGGATTAAGAGGGATAGACTTGATGTGTGCAGGATGTAAAGTCGGGGGTTGTTCGTTTTAGGACGCCAATGGCTTCTCAGAGTGCAGCGTGTCCCCTTTACGGGTGTACTTCTATTTGTGTCTTTTGAGTAGCGGACTCTGGTTCCGTTATGTCTTGGGATATTGCCATAATTTTAGATTTAGCGGACATGAGATGCGCTATTGGTTCTATTATTGGCACTTTTATTGTGTTTTCGCGCAAATAGCGGATCGTGGATCCGTTCAGTTTCTAAAAACAACCCATTTATTCGAAATAGCGTCTGCTGGGTCCGCTTTAAGAGTAGGGTTCCTACCGATGGGAGCCGGTGGCTAGCCGCTGGATGATTTTGATGAATGCTATGTTGGTTATGACAGCTGAAGTTAAGCATAGAGGGAGTGGCTGCATGTACGGATTCGTTCTGCCCATTTCCTCATGCGTTTGAAGGTAGGGGATTATTAGCAGTTGTACACTACTGTACCCTTCAATCCTTCATCGGAACAGACATTGGCTCGCGCAGCAGCCCCATTGAGGGCACCGATTTGATTTGATTACTTGATTCATAAAGGAGATAGACGCATGAGTTTAAACGAGAACATGAGCGAAGAGCAAATTTTGGATGGTCTTTTTGAGGCGGCGGAGAAGCTGCCGGAGGAAACCGTACGCATTAAGCGGCTGGATATGCAGATGGTACTGCAAGGCTTGACCTCTAGTAAAGTGGACAGCATCCGCGAGCGCTGCACAGTCCGCCGGACGATCAAAGGCGCGGTGGACGAGAAGGTGGATACGGAGACTTTTAATGCATTGCTGATCTCCGAGGCCACCAGCAGCTTGTCCGTAAAGGGTCTGACGCTTAGCGGCTGGGGTGATTCCCGGATTACCAGCCGCTTGAAGCTGTCGGGCGGAGAGCAGGCGGTCCGCCGCATGCTGCTGGCGGGTGAACTGGATGCCGTAGGCGATAAGGTGCTGGAACTGTCCGGCTTCGGGGTCGAGATTGCTGACCTAAAAAACTGATCGGCTCCGGGGGAATGACAACGATGCTGTATCATCTGTGGGTCCGGCATCACCTTCGTCCCGGAGATTTTTGGCTGCTGCCGCGAGGCGAGCGGCTGCTGCTGCTTGCCTTCTCCCAGGAGGAGATGGAGGGCATGGCTGGTCAGAGCTTGAAGTGAACAGGAGGTGAAATGAAATGGCTGAAGCCATGAACTACCGCATGAATCTGGTCATCGATCCGAAAAACGTGATCAAGGCCAACCGCGAGCTGCGGGCGATGGAGCGTTATTTCGAGCGGATCCAGGGACGCGTCATGCGAATCGGGCGCACCCGCATGGCGCCTGAAATCGTGCTGAAGGACAGCGCCTCGAAAGGGCTGGATAACCTGCTTGCCAAGATGCAGCGGGTGAAGTCGCAGGTGATCCAGGCCTCGGCCAATGTGAAGCTGAACGTGCAGAAGCAGATCGATACGGGTGTAAAGATGGATCTACGGGCATCAGGGCTTGATTTTTCTCCCGTGATAAAGGCACTGCAAGGAAATACGGTTGCGGTGAATCAGCTTACGGCTGCGCTTGGGTCACTTCAATTTGGAGGTGGGGGCGGATCTGGTGGGCAAAAGCCGAAATCCCAGTTAGATAAGGTGGTGGATCTCTTTAGCGCTACTAAAACATTGGGCGGCGGGGTAAAAAGTTTTGGCGAGTTGCCGGACAAAACGAGAAAGATCGGCGATGCCTGGCTTGGAAATCAACCGACAGACGCGAACAAAGGAAACTCTAATTCGGATACCACTACCGAATCCAGAACAGAACGAGGGAAGAGGCAGAGGAAAGGGAGAACTTGGAGAACGATTGCTGCGGCTGGCGACTTAATGGAAACCGTAGGAAATGCAGGGGCAGGCATTCTTGGCGGAGGAAGAGATCTGATTAAAAGCGGAAGCGCACTTTTTGGCGGTGGAGACAGTGGTATTGTTCCAAGCTCTAAAGATGCAGGTGGAAATGCCGCCTCACATTTGGCAAAAGATGTGGGCAGCGGCAGTCCCGTTGCAAACATGGTTCCCGCCACAAATAGTCCAGCCTCAAATATCACGAAAGGCATAGGAGCAAGCGGCATTTCCTCCGGTTTAATGAAGGGTCTTGGTAAACGGGCCCTTGGTCCGTTAGGATATATAGCCGATGCGGCCGCAATCGCTACCGCTAAACCAGGGAAAGAGCGCAATCAAGCCATGGGCTCTGCCGTTGGCGGCGGCATTGGAAGCACAATTGGCGGAATAGTCGGCTCCGTGATCCCGGTTGCAGGGACCTTGATTGGATCGACGCTCGGCGGCACCGTTGGAAGTTTTGTTGGCGAGAAGGTAGGCGGTGCCATTACGGGCATCAGCGAACAGTTTAATGAAAGCAAGGAGAAGGTATCGGCATGGTTCTCCAAGACGTTTTCCTTTGGAAAAAAAGACGAGGAAGCAGTCAAGCCGAAGGAGGCTCCAAAGTCGCCGCCTCCTAATTCCAACGTGGCTGCTCTTCCTGCTCCCATCATTCCGAAACCAGCGCCGGCTGATTTCAACAAGCCGCTGCTGCCGAACCCAGCTCTGAATCCGATGTATGGTTCCTATGTGCCGCCTAGTCATGCTGCAAGCATGAGTACTTTTGGGCCGCCTGCAAGTGCTGCCCAGAACCAGGCTTTTGCCGGGAAGCCAACGTCCCCGCAGTCCGTTCAGATTAGTCCGGACCAGATGAGCACCATATCCGGCTTGCTGATGGACTTCAAAACGGAGACAACCGTCAACTACAATCTTCCTCCAGGTGCGGTGCAGGTTACGGTTCATGAGGAACACCCTGTCGATGTCGAAGGCTTGATCCTTCTGATTGGGCAGAGGCTGAGAGCCGAATTCAGCAAGGCGGCGCAGAACCGGAAGCCGACCCCTATGGCCTATTGAGGATAATCGATAATGACAGGCATGAAAGGGGCGGAACGCATCCATACAGAAAGGAGGGGCCCAAGGTGGAGTTTCTTTTGAAGAATGGAAAGGGCATGACGTTCATATTCCCGGTTAATCCCGAAGAGGTGACCATTTCACGGCAAAAGGGCCTGGAAACGGCCACGATTCTTAACTATGGAGAGTTTGATTTTCCCCAGGGCAATCGGATCAAGGAGATTTCGTTTTCTTCATTTTTCCCGCAAGAGTATGATGCAGCATTCTGCAAGGGGGATAAGAAGGATCATATTAAACCCCAAACCGCGATGAATAAACTTAACGAGTTTCTGGCGTATAAAACGCCGCTGCAGTTCGTCATTACCGAGACGGCGGTGAATGTGCCGGTGTATGTTGCTTCCCATCAGTCCACGTTCCGTGGCGGCGAGGTCGGGGATGTGTATTTTGATATCACGCTTCGGACCTGGAGCGATATGAAGGTAGCCAAAACAGCGGGCAGCAGCGGGGCAGCGGGAGCGAATAAAAAGCCTCGGGCAGACATGAAGGAAAAGAACAAAACCTACATTGTGAAGTCAGGGGACTCACTCTCCAAAATCGCCAAGCTGGAGCTCGGGGACAGCTCAAAATGGAACCAGATCTACAAGCTGAACCAGAAGATGATCGGTAAAGATCCGAACGCCATCAAGCCTGGACAGAAGCTGGTGTTGTCATGAGTTACAAGGTGATTTTGCAGGATCAGTACGATTTATCTCCCTTAGTAGAAGCTATCCATCTGCGGGATTCGCTTGAACAAGTTGCCTATCAGGGGACCGTCAATCTGGTCGTAACGCCGGATATGCCGCCGATCTCGCCGGGAATGGCAATCCGTATCAGCGGAATTCCTTACGGCAAGAAGGATTATGTCCCCCTGCTGCACCCGGCTGTCGTGTGGGAAGTGGAAACCTCGAATAACGGGGTGAAGCGAATGACCCTCACGCTGTACGACCGTACGGTATATTTGGACAAATCAGAGGATGAGTACCTGTTCCCGGCGAAGCAGACGGCCACCCAGCGGTTCAAAAAGTACGCAGCCGACTGGAACCTGAAAATTGCGGTTTTGCCGGATACCGAGAAGCAGCTGGGACGTTCCGTTTACCGCACGCAGTCGATTTACGCAAGTATGTTCGCTGATCTGCGGGAAACGGCCAAAGCCGGCGGCAAGCTGTACCACCCGAGGATGATCTCTTCCGGGCTGGAGCTGTATGAGCTTGGAACGAATCGAGATGTGTATATCCTGGAGGCTTTAACCGATACCACGCAATCGCGGACACTGGAGGGTGCGGCGACCAAGGTCAAGGTGCTGGCAACGGCCGCAAGTGAGACGGGACAAGAGGTTCCGTCCAAGGTGATGGCGATTGAGGAAAAAGATATCGCTAAATATGGCCAGCTCCAGGCCATTATTCAAGATGATGAAGTGAAGTCGCCTGCGGCTGCCCGCCAGCTGGCTCGAAATAAATTGAGAGGAATTCGGGAGACCATTTCCCTCAATGCACCCGACATCAATACGATTCGCGCCGGTGATGCGGTGATGCTCGGTTCGATGAGGCTGCTCGTCATTTCCGTCAGTCGAGAGCTGGGCAGCCCCGGTAACATGATGCTGGAGCTGGGGAGTTACGACGATGTAAAAAGGAGGTTTTACCTTGAATAAAGACCCCTATGGACAACTGGCGTCCTCCCTGTATGCCTCATTAAACAAGCAAACTCGTCAAGCCGTGGGCGGCGTGGGGGCCGTGCTTGGCACGATAACCTCGACAGGACTCAAGCTGGATGATTTTAAGCATGAGCTGCAAGACTATATGGTGGCGGAGCTGCCGGGCTTGTTGTCCTTACCCCCTTATACGGCTGCTGGCAGCGCCAATCTGGGGGGCCAGCAGCAGGATATGACGTTCGATGTGGAAGAGCATGAAATGGAAGACACCCTTTTTCAATTGGGAAAAGGCTTGAAGCCGGGGGATCGTGTGCTCGCCGTTCGGGTCAACAGCGGCAATGACGTGGTGGTCGTGTGTAAGGTGGTGAGCAGCGGTGGCTAATTTATTTCCGGAAAGTGATGACATGATCTGGAGTGATGCCACGGATCCGGAGGTGCTGGAGGGAGACGGGGCTGTTTTTGGACGGAGCTGGCGGTATGATTTTGAAGCTGGCGAGTTTATTATGACACCCACCCGGAAGATTCCGGTTGCGGACGAGAAGGAAGCCTGGGTCATCTGGTGTGAAAAAGCGATTCGTACGCCGCGTTACCGTCATCTGATCTATACGCGGGATTACGGCAGCGAGCTAGAGGAGCTGGTCGGCAAAGGCTACGACCGTGCCTTGCTGGAAAGTGAGATTCAGCGCATGGTGACCGAGACGCTGCTGGCAGATGCGCGGACGGAGAGCGTGGACCAGTTTCTTTTTGCCTGGGAAGGAGAAGCTTGCCGTTTCAGCTGCCGTATTACGAGTGTCCGGGATGAAACGGAAATTATAGAAAGCGTGGTGATCTGATGGCAGACTTGCCGTTGTATTTGTTGGATCAGACGGAAGAAAATATTATGAACCGCATGCTGAATCAAGTGCCTTCGGACATCGACAAGTCGGAGGGCTCTTTTATCTGGGATGCGCAGGCACCGGTGGCATTTATGCTGTCCGAGGCGGCCTTGTGGGCGCAGGAGCTGCTGCGGCGCGGCTTTGCAAGCACCGTGGCAAGTGATCGTCCGGAGATCCGGTCAGCCGAACTCGATCTGAGGACAGCAGAACATGGGATCACGAGACGAGAAGCGGTCGCTTCGTCCGGTAGTGTTGTGTTTACGGGAAAACCGAGGACAACGGTGCCTGCCGGAACTTATGTAGCAACACCGGCCGATGAAGGTTCCGGGGAGTCCTCGGTGGAATATGTGACGATATCCGGCGTTACGCTGGGTGACTTGGGTACCGGCACGGCGCCGATTCGAGCCGTTACACCGGGCAGCAGCGGGAATGTTCCGGCAGGCGTTATTCAGCTTATGATGACGTCGGTCAGCGGCGTAACATCGGTTACCAACCCGGAACCCACACGGAGCGGGACGGATACCGAAAGCGACCAGTCGCTGCTGGAGCGTTTTTACGCCAAGGTTCGCAGTCAGGGGACCAGCGGCAACAAAGCGCAGTATATGCTGTGGGCCAATGAAATTGCGGGTGTTGGCGGTGTGGAAGTGGCGCCGCTGTGGAAAGGGCCTGGTACGGTCGGGCTGTATCTTCTGGATACGGACAAGCGTGCGGCAAGCCAGGATATCGTGGGTGCCGTTCAACAGCACATTGACCCGTCCCAGGATGGGCAGGGGGAAGGCGTTGCCCCGGCTGGGCCGGTTATCACGGTGATGCCCGCAGCGGAAGTAGCGATAAATATTTCCGTCAAAGTGCAGCGCACGCAGGAGCAGCCCTCGACGATGGATGAAATCCGTAAGCTGATTGAGGACGGTGTTCGTTCATATTTACAGCAGATTGCTTTTAACAGGAAAGATCCGTTGGTTCGTTACACGAGAATTGCCGCTGTACTGCTGGATATTCCGATTATCGTGGACTACTCGGATTTGACGATTAACGGCCACAGCGAGCAACAAAATATTGAAATTGGCTCCGGTCAGGTAGCGGTGCTGGGGACGGTGAGCGTAAGTGAATAATGTCCGAATGAACAGCTTGCGCGGTCGCGAGCTGTTTTCTTATCTTCCGGCCTATTACGAGACCTCGCGCGTCATGTTATCCGATTTGGATGCCAAGGGCAGCGAGCTGGACGCGCTATATCAAGCGCTGAATTCAGCGGCAGACCAGTTTTTTGTCCGTACAGCCACCTGGGGGCTGGCACGCTGGGAAATGGAGCTGGGCATTCCAACCGACCGAAACAAGCCGATCGAGCAGCGCCGGGCGGTATTGGAGTCCAAGCTGCGCGGAGCAGGAACCTTCTCAGGGGCGCTCGTGAAAAATGTGGCGGAGGCTTACGACGGCGGCACGGTCGAGGTATCCTTCCAGCCCGAGGAATGGGGCTTCACGGTTAAATTCGTGGATACGCTCGGCATCCCGCCGAACCTGGAGGATCTGAAGGCAGCGATCGAGGAGATCAAGCCAGCGCATCTGGCGGTGGCGTATGCGTTCAACTATTTGCTCATACGCGATATTCATGACGTGATGACTTTGGGCGAGCTGGGGCAGACGCCGTTAAACAAATTTGCAGGAGGTGTTTGAGTTGTCCAGTAACACACCGAATTTAGGATTGTTGAAGAAAGACCCGATGGTGGATGGCAATGAGACCTTTAACATCGAGACGATGCTGAATGAGAACTGGGATAAGGTTGATGAGGCGGTGGGGAGAACAGGCGGATACGGAGTAACAACTCAGTCCAAAGCGAACGAATATGAGGTTAATCTAATGCCTGCCCCGGCGAGTCTTACAGCTGGGATTCGGGTTACCGTAAAGATCAACATTGCAAGCACCGGAGCCCCAATGCTCAATGTTAATGGTTTGGGAGCCAAGCCAGTGCTTAGAACAAGCGGTAGTTCTGCCGGTTTTAAGCAAGATGGCGTCTACACATTGGTATATGATGGTCAGGCTTTTATTTTACAGGGTGAAGGAGGTGAGGTAGGAACAGCCACTGCAGGAGATGTGCTGTTTGGTAAGACGTTTCCAGGTGAGGAAGGATTAATAGAAGGAACAATGCAAAAGAAAGGAAATCAGTTTAAAGCTGGACTATGGTCGAATCCAGATGGCGATGCATATGTTGATACCTATGTGGATGTAGATAGCGGGTATTACCCGCCTAATTCAAGGATAACAATACAAGCTCATGATCCGGATCTCTTATCAGAGAATATTCGTGCTGGTACTAATATTTTTGGTGTGGATGGGATCCCTGCAGTTGTAAATACATCTGATGCACACTTGGATCCGCAATATTTACTTACCGGATATTCAGGTTATGATGATGGGATTTTAAAAAATGGAACGATGCAACACCTTACTGGGATTCGAACTGCTACCGGGGTATCAAAATGGGGTAATGGTGATTTGGCAGTATATCCTGAAAGAGGTTATCAAAAGGGAGGGGCTGGGGATGGCGAGATTAAGGTAACACAGACGCAACTAAGGCAAGCTGAGCCTGCTCTAGTTTCAGAAAATATAAAGCAAGGTGCATCAGTTTTTGGAGTTATTGGGAATTTTAAAACATTGCCAAGTCTATTTGAAGTCAACGAGTCGTTAACTTATTACAATAACAATAATCCCATTACTATGACTAAAAACCTTTTTACACTTCCTAGTTTAGACTCGCTCTCATTTATTTCTTTTCGTAGCTCAAGTACATCTTGCTCTGAGACTTATAGTCCTCAAATTCCAATTGTGTGTTATTTAGAAGTACTGGATCCAACTGGTATCACATATCCATTTATTACTTTATCGTTCGGTTATAGTAACTATTATAATTTTCGTTCTTCCGGTTTTTTTATTGATTTAAAGAACAATTTTATGGGGCTATCCACCTATAGCAACATACCTAATTCTAGTTCGAATGATAACGGAGTTATTGAGAATTTGAGTTATAATAGAAATTTTACGGAATGGCGGACCCATAGGATTGCAAAAAATGAGCCTTTAACACTTCGGATGCGTATGGTGTGCAGTCAGGGGAACTATCATGTAGAACGAAGTGCTGAGTTTTACGTTAGTGGTATGTTTCATTATATGTGA